GTACTAGTGGTTAGGTAATAAGCCCCAGAAAGAAACTTATTGTTTCTTTTGGTTACTGCTTTTAAAGTATCTAACTTAGTCCCATCAGCCGCTACGTCTCTACCATCTACTGTGCCTGTTACTTCAATATCTCCATTAACAGTAAGATTTTCACCTATGGTAACAGCATTTTCACCTACAATTACTTTAGGAGTTCCGTCATAATGTAAAGTAACCCCCTCATTAGGAGTAGCAGTAATCATGCTTTCATTAGTGTCTGAAATTACAGCAAAGATATTGCCGTTTGTTTTTAATAAAAGACCTAACTCACCTGCATCTTCAATCACAGAAGGCTCGCCATTATTATGGTAAATCAACAAGTCACTGTCTGTACCAAACTTAGCTTTTACGCCATCGTTGAATGAGACATCACCAGTGAACGTAGCACCCCCCGCCATTGCCGCACCCGCATTAGCGACATTTGTGGCGTTAACGGTTGCATCAGTACCATCAGTACCATCAGTACCATCAGTACCATCAGTACCATCAGTACCATTAGTACCATCAGTACCATTAGTACCATTAGTACCATTAGTACCATTAGTACCATCAGCACCTGCGGCACCATCAGCACCTGTAGGACCTGTAGGACCTGCAACAGTGCTATCAGCACCTCTTAAATCGTTAGTTGTAAAAGCACCACTGCCTGTACTAGCTATAAAGGAAACTTGACCTGTAGATGAATTGTAATTGCCGACATAAGCATTACCGTCAGTACCGTCAGCACCTCGTAAATCAGTTGTGCTAAATCCTAATCCATCATCTGAGGTAAATGTCGCAATACCTGTTGATGAGTCATAAGACCCACCTGTGAAACCATCACCATCTGCACCATCAGTACCGTTAGGACCTGTAGGTCCTGCAACAGTACTATCAGCACCTGTAGGACCTGTGTCACCTGTAGCACCTGTAGCACCTGTAGCACCTGTAGCACCTTTGGGTACAGTAAGAACTCCTGTAAGACTGTTGTAGCTTACGGCTGAACCTTCGCCACCTGTAGCAGTATCTAGGTCAAGAATTGAGGCTGCAGAAGCAGCTGCATTAGCTTCTGAGGTGGCTGCATTAGCTGCAGATTGTGCTGCAGCATTAGCAGAACTTTCGACTGCATCGGCTTTCTCTGAGGTTATACCTGTACCAGAGTAAAAAGAAGTCTTAGGCATTGGTTGCTTCCTCGCAGTTTAAAGGTTGTAGGATGGTTGCATTCTTTGCAGTGTTCCTGATAGTTCAGCAACATTGGCTTGTTCCTGGAGCTCAGTCATGAAGTACAGATACTTCTGGTCGAACACCTGGGCTCTTTCATCCAGGAAATAGTCTGATGCATAAACTAGGGCTGCATAGATAATCAAATCACTTGCAACTCGTGCCAGGCTGTTTTCGTCTGTGTCTGTAGCCATCTCAGGAAACTCTGAGTAATAGTTGATAGACACAGTTCCTTTACCAGGTTCAGGACTCAATAGTATCTTGTTCCCTTGCCTACAAAAGTAACGTGGGATCCCTGAGTTACCGTTGTCTTTTAGAGCCAACATATCGCCCAGGGGGACACGCTCAAGCTCATGTTTATCGTGGTATATGGATATTGCTTCCAGGTAGTCATCGGGTACTACGATAGAATCTATGGTAGTTGTGACATTAAATTCGTATATCTTTTCCATGATAGGTATTCTTAGTGAACGCTGAATACGAACTATTCCCTGGTCTATGAAAGTGTCAGCCAAGGCATCTGTGATATCACTGCGGTTCAGCAGTGCTTTAAAGTGAGAGCGAATACTTCCATAGTTCATTAGTTATACCTTCTTCTTAGTTGTCAAAAACCCATCGAGGCTTTCTTGTTTCAATCGAGCAACAATGGCATGGGCAGGTTCTTTCATGATGTCGAACCCTTCAGTTAGCCATCTTTCGTATACCAGGGCGGGTACCTGGGCTACGCTCATCATCTCGCCTTCAAGTAGTCCGAATGAGTTCTCACGCTGCATCTTAATGCTGTTCATGAAGTCATCGGAGATATGCTGTTCTTTTTTAAAGTTGAAATTACGAGTATCTGAGTCCAGGATTAAACTGGTTTCTACTTCGTCAAACTTTTTTTTCATTGGAGGTCCTATAGATAAAAAGCGGGCAAGGGAGTAGCGATTGTCAAGGAGAGCACAATCCAACCACCGCTCCCCTGCCCACAATCAGTTAACCAGTCTTATGATGATGCAAGACCAGTAATCTTTCCGCTATCAGCAAACGAGCTGTGCTTCAAGCTAACTTCACCCAATACAAAATGAGTATCAGCATCGCCAGTCTTAGCCAATAGAGTACGGCTGAACGGACGTAGTACACACTGCTTAAACATCGTTGGGTCAATCAGGTAAGCTTCAGTAGCTAATTGATTTCTGTTCAGAAGGACTCTGACAGTACCAAATGGAGTTATAAGTACCTCCACAGCTGAGGTTACAGATTTGCTGTTACCAAAGTCACGAGTTTTGCTTGAACCTGTAGCAAAGTCTTTAACACCTAAAGCATCTTTAGGAGAAATCATTAGTACAGAGGGGTCAGAACCTGCGGTATAGCAAGCTTGGTGTAGAGACAATACGTCTGCTTCAGTCAATGCATCACCTGAATCTGTACAAGCTACCGAAGTAGTAATCATGCTAGAAGCTGATTTCATTTGACGGTTAACTTCAGCAGCAGTTTCATCAACTCCTGAAGTAGCAGAGTCATCAGCAACAGCAGCTGAACCTGCAGCACCTGCTCCTGCGTGGCCAACCATAGCTGCTTCTACGTCAAGCTTAAGATTTTTTAAAGTCTTAGCTAGAGCGTATGCAGTTTCTTTTGCACGACCATGAGTCTTAACAGCATCAACAGTACCTGCAATTTTGAATGCTTCACTGATAATCTGAGTGCGGTTGTCACGTACAGTAGGCTGAGAAACAGCAGTTACAGAGGCATTACCTCCCTCCGCTAATGTGTTTGAAGGCGACCCTGAACGCAATGTATCCTCAAGCCACTCGAATGTACGAGCAGATACTTTTTCACTCTTGATAAGAGTTTGGAAAGGGGTAGAACTCACTTGTGTTCAAATAGGCTCGTTAGTTCCTATTCCGTCCTCTAGGGACTGCTGTATGTTTCCATACAGGTCAGACTATATCTTCATCCTCTGTAAAAAGAGGAGCTAGGTGCTTCCACTCACTTGAGTGTACTCCCTTTCGGGATAGTCGTTGAACCTTCCTCATGATATGAGGCTCGGCTGCTGATTGTCGGCAGCTACCACGCTACTACGAGTTTCCAGCAATTCTCCTAGGTACAATCCCAGATTACTCTGAGACGGCCCATTTATTTAGGCGAGATAGATGCGATACTTGACGAAACGTCTTCGGCAAGTCCCACGGTTTGGTAAGATTGTAATGTAGCCATAATAAATATCCTTAATGGAAAATGAGATTAAATACAGTGCATCACTGCCAGTTAGACATTAGCGCGTCTGCTATCACATCCAGGTCGTTACCATTTGCTTGCATTGCCTCGATTTTCTTTTGCTGCTCACGTTTTTTAACGGCAGCCTTTGTTGGAGGTGCTTTCTTGGAACGGAGGACTTTCTTAGCTGCCTTAGCCTTCTTCACAGTGGCTACCTTCTTTGTCTGGTCAAACATACGTGCTTTATTCAACAACATAATGACGTTGGGGTCTGCGTATTGATTGACTGACTCTTCAGGTAGTCCCTGGGAAATAGCGTACTGTCGGATATCGTTATAAAGACCATTGTTCCAATCTGGAACCTCACGCTGTAGCACCTGGAGACATTCTTTCGCCTCTTCAGCTTTAGCAGTCTTTTGTCTTTCTTGTACATATCCGTAGAAGTTATCAGCTTCTTCAGTTAGGAACTTATAATCGTCCTCGGCTTGCTTCGACTCTGCTCGTAACGCTGTAAAATCCTCTGCTGACATTTGCTTACTAGCAACTAACATATCAACGTCTTGATAAGGCTTAAATCGTTCTTGAGCTCGGTGGAGCATTGCCTGGAGGGATGCATCAGCTTTTTGTAGACTTTCTTCTGCCTCTTTACGCTGTGATGCAACTTCTTGAGACTTTCTAGTTAAAGATGCTTCTTGGCCGTACAGTCTTTTTAGGTCTTTGACGGATGCCTGTTTGACTTCTCCATCGACAGATATCTCTACCAGGGTATCGTCTTCTAGTACGAGCTCTTCTTCTTGCTGCTCATCCTCTTCTTCGACTGACTCTTCGGAGTCTTCGTCCTGGTCTTCATCTTCTTCGGTTTCGTCTTCTTCATTTACAGGGTCCTCATCGTCCTCTTCAGACTCATACTCTTCAGTATCATCTTCAGTTTCGACAGATTCATCTACCTCAGTCTCAGCGGTAGTTTCTTCTGTTGCCTCTTGGTTCTCTTCGGATACCTCTTCAGGGTCCTCCCAGTTTCCAAGTATTGCTTCTGCAGCATCATCAACATTCAAGTCAGCTGCTTCGTTAGATTTGGAACTATCGTTGACGTTATCAAATGACATAGTCTATTCCTCTTCTTTTGAGCGGGTTTCGCTTTCATTTCTATTTGTAATTTCATCACGCACAGCAACACATTGTTTCAAGGTGTCGATAATTTCACGTAATGCACGGTACTGGTAGTAGACAGCCGTTCGGCCTTTGTCATCATCTGGGTTAGATGTGACGTAGGCTTGGAACGATTGTTCTACTAAGTTATTTACTACCTGGTTAAAGGCTGTGCTGCTAAGAACAGTCTCAGCGGCAGTACCTTGGTTAACCATTTGCTCTTCTTGTGTCATTTACTCTCTCTCCTTTAGATTTACGTTTTTAAAGTAATCTGTTGTTAGCTCATCGCCTGGTTGTATAACTTTTGTCGCGTAGACATTTATAGAGCTATGGTCTTCAGACCAAACCATCTTTGTATTTGCTTTTGGATGGTGGTTCATATACCTACCTGCAGGGGTTCTTTTATCTAGTACCCTGGCAGGACATACATAATCACCAGGCTGAAAAACACGCTCACTAAAAAGAGCAACCCCATGTATAGAGGATGCTGCTAGTTTCAGTGGGTAGTGCTTATCAAAGCCAATTTGGTCAGTAGGGTTAGTTGTTATCTCCCATACTTGGTCTTCAGACATTCTCATTTCTTTAAGAAAATCTAAGTAACTAGCCATTCGGTGATGCAATGGCAGTTATCTCGTCTGCTTGTCTAGCGAGTGCCAGTTCAGCAGCAGCGATTTGCTTCTTATGTCTTAGTTGTTCTTCTTTGAGGTCTAAGTTGTCAGATTGAATAGCGTGTTGGTTCTCAGTCTTAGCTTTCTCAAGCTGAAGTTTCATTTGTTTAATCTGAGCATCCATCTGTGCCTTCATCTCAGCAACAGCAGTTTGTCTTTCTTGGATTTCCATCTGCTTCTGAGCCATTTGCATTTGCATTTGCTGTGCTTGGTCAGGCTGCTCTGGTGGCATGTGCTCAGGATTAGTCAGGTAAGATGCAACATCTTTGATACCAGAAAGCTCCATTACCTTAGACATCAATTGATACTGGTTCTGTGGCTGATACATTGATTGCAATGTTGGGTCAGTAGAGAACTGTTGGTGCATAGCCATATACTTCTGAGCTTCTCGTTCTTGCTCTCCGTAGCCCAGGTTAAGCTCGATGACAACATCACGCTTCTCTTTCCAGGAACGTGGGTCACAGGCAACATACTTTCCGCTTAACTCAACAATGCGTTCTTCGTTCTCGTTTTCACAGACCAGTTGATAAACTTCCTGGTATAGAGGCTTAACGAATTGAGTAGCAAAGTTTCTAGCGATAATCTTTTGTCGCTGTTGTGACATGGTCGCTAACTGCTCAACCATTGCTGCAGAGTTCTGCTTACTGACAGCATCTTTATTAAGGCCCTGAGACAGCTTAGAAACGCCTGTAGTGTCCTCTTTGTCTTCCCCTAGCATCTGTATTGTTTGGAAAATAAAAGGGTTTAGAGGGGCTTGTAGCATGGGAGAAATAGCATCTGGACGGCTGACATTAACAATGCCACCAACACGATTATCTATAAGCTCACGAGGGTTAGTTAAACCACCTTTGACCACTGTGTAACGTGGGTTAGTAGTAATCATTGCATGGTCCAGGATAGACCTGGTTAACACGGTTCTAGCATTCTGTGTAGCAACTACTTTGTCTGCGAAATTGTTGCCATAGAAAGAATGAGGTACTGGTAGTGGTACAAAAGTAACAAAAGGTTTACGGCTGACTTTCTCTTTCTCTAGTAAGACATTACCTGCCTTAATTACACGATAGAGTTCTGCAACACCTGTGCCTTCACAATCTATCATTATGTAGGCTTCATAAACCATTACGGTACGTACCTGGTCCTGNTAGCCATCACCAGTGGTATTCTTAAAGTTACCTACATTGTCAAACCTAGCGAGTAACTCAGGGTCTGTCTCAACATCAACATCAGTGTGGTCACCAATCTTGTCGATTAGCTTCTCTGAGTATCCTTCTAGACGTAGCTCTGAGATAGTTTTCTTTGTGCGGTGTGCACAGAAGTTAACATCATCCAGGCTCTTAGCTTGTGTCTCAATCAAGAACTCTTCAGGGGCAATGTTTTCTATTACGACCTTACTGGTATCTTGTTCAATACTTATGGTACCTGAGACTAGACCTAGGCTATCTGTAGTGCTTTCTACAAGCTCCACATCATCCTGGGCCAATAGCATATCAAGCTCAGAATCAGTGATATCTTCAAAGTCTTCATAATCAAGCTCAGAAGAAGCTTCCCAGAACACCTTAACAACACCTGCACGAGCGATGAGACCATCGTGTATAGCGGTGGACATCACTGTGTAGAGGTCGTTTTGACGGTTGACTACATAGTCTGTGTATTCAGTGCAGACATTAGCTTTCTCTACGTCATCTGCGTTCTGTGGTGCGAAGCGTACTGTTTTGTTACCACTAGAGAAAGTTTCTAGTAGAGCAGCCTTAAGACTCTCAACTGAATCGTATACATCTAGTGATACATACTTTGAGTTGCCATCATGAGCAGGTTTAGGAAGAGTACCGTTGTAGTAATCGATAATCTTTGCTCGTTCTGTACTGAGCTCTGAATCTGAATACCCTATAGATAGACTTACCTGGTCATCTACGAGTGCGACAATGTTGTTGTCTGACAGTTTCTTATAGTTCTTTCGCTTTTTTGCCATTGTTATACCATCTCTATGTAATAAGAGTCTGAACTCTCAACTGGTTCCCAGGCTCCCTGGTGGATATAGTTTGCTAACGCTAAGGACATTACACAGTCATCAAAGCAGCCTGATTCAGCTTGCATAGCTCCAGACTCTGTGACGATGTAAGTCATCATTTCTCGGATTGTTACCTTGTCGTTAAGCTCTAACTCTCCCTCACGCATTGCAGCTCTTAACTGGTCAATGATTAGGGGCTTGGTTTTAACGGTGGTAGAGAAACCTAGTTTTACAGTCTCCCTGTCGGTTACCTTGTCGTGTTGTACTTCTGTATAGAAATTTGGGTAAGCCATGTCTTTACCCAGGCGAGTACAGGTCAATATTCCGTGTGAGTTGTTCTCCACACAGATGTATGCCTGGTTGTAGTATTCACCTAAGTTAAACAGTACTTCAGCGAAGTAGTCTGGATGGGCATGGCCACGCCATACGGCTACCTGGCGTTTCTTAGAGTCAAACACCTGGGCAACTGAATAGTCACCCCCACGGATCCCCATAGCGACATCAGCACCCATGACATAGCGTTCACCTGGTACATGAGGTCTAAAGGTAAATAGTTCGCCTCGTGGGTTGTTTACCCATTCGCCACCTTCGAGAGCCATACGCTGCTCTAGGTCTCTAGTAGTGTTTAGCTTTTCTACTAGCTGCTCTGGGTTGAACACAGGTCTACCAGTAGTCAAAAAGGCTTCATCTGGTTCACTGGGATATTCCTGTCGGAACAGGTCTATACCATTCTGTGCAATCTTTTTTCTTCTAAAGACTAACTGCTCGTCATCTAAGTCGTACTTATCTGCAAGCTCAATTTCTTCAGGCGTTCTTTCAAAGTTGTCAGTAATTGGCTCACGGTAATCAGGGTCAGTAAACCAAGGAATGAAAACAGGGACGTAACCATTACTACCATCGACAGCACCACGCCAAAGGTCATAAAAAATACCATTAACACCATTAGCGGTAGACTCAACAAAAATTGCTGTGCCTTTAGAGTTAGGGACGGCTTGAGTAAGTCCATTCCAGTTATCCAGTGAAGTAGACTTTTGCCAGAAAGCCAACTCTGATGCATGAACGTGAGTAAGTGTTTCACCCCGACCAATGCTTTCACCACCTGCTGTTGCCACCACGAAACTTGAATCCAGGACATCAAAGTTCATCTCCCTTCTTGAAGAGTATTTAGTGTGTGGCTTGAGTATCTCTGGACAATGCTCATGAAAACGCTTTGTCATATCAAAGAGTGCCCTGGTAGAGTCAGCATGGTGTGTAATTACCATTGCTTTACACGCAGGTTTTTGACTTACAGAGAAATAGAGGTAGCCTCCAGTGTAGGTACTTAGACCCTGCTGCCTAGCTTTCAGGATAATGATTCTGACCTTGCCTTCTGTGGACATCTGGTCTTCAACAGCGTTGTTTAGAATTTCTTGTGCAGGGTTAAGTGTGAGGGGTTTAATCTGGCCTTCTTTGGTTCTTATTTTTAAGGCTGACTTGGAGTAAAAGTCAAAGTTATTCAGTAACTTCTTTCGTACTTCCTTCAGTTTCTTGTTCATCTATGCTCTCTTCTTCATCGTTAACCAGGGATGCCAAGAAGTCTTCTGCTTTACTGATAGACACATTAGATTTAGACACAGGCTTACTTTTTGTGAAGTCTAAAACTAGACGTGCTGCAGCTAGACGTTCTCTTGTCTGTCCATCTACTCTCATGACTTCTACTGCTGTCTTAAGAGCTTCTTTCTGATATTCATCTTCGATGTTGTACTTATCACTCATAATTTCGACCACCTTGGTAGCATCTATTTTTGCTTGTTTGCGAATAGGGGTAATGGACTCTTTGGTGTGTCCATCAGGAACCCCTTTTGGTCTTCCTGGGTTTTTTCTTTTCTTTGTTGACCACTGCTTTCTTAGCTCCCTTCCCTCTGGAGTCTCCATCAGAGTCGCAAAGTAGTTTTTCTTTGGTGCTCTTTGTGGATGTGTCTTTGGTTTCGGGGGTGCTTTTAGCCTTTCTGTTCTCGGTTTTTTCATCTGCTATCTCCTTATTCAAAACCTCTAAAACAATGTCTCTGGTCTGTGATAGTCCCTGGCAAAACATCTTCAATGGCAGCTGATTTACTAGCTCTTTGAGGATGCTCTGCTGTTGGTCACTGGTTAGTAGTTTTGAGGACTTAATAAGGCTTATCTGGTGGATTATCTCCAACAGGTCTTGTGCTTCTGTTTTCATAGGTGCTCCCTAGGTGGATAATAGTCCTGGCTGCATAGAAAGTGCTCCAGGGACTTGCTCTTCTTCTTCACCGCCTATGCCTTTAGCAATACCCGCTAGTAAGATAGCCATTACACTGGCTAGTGGGCTTGCGTAAAACTTTACTGGCATACCAGATTTTTTAAAGATTTTCTTCATATAGGCTGCGGTTACTGGGGCTATAAGCTTCATCAACTGAGGGTCAGTTAGATAAAGAATAACTGAATCTACAGCAAATTCGGCAGTATCTTTGAGATAACGTATGTGAGGTCTACCATATTCTCTCATCATATTTTCTTTAGAATTTTCATAGATAACTTCATAGCTTTTGCTAGAGCCATTGTTTATAACTCTTCGCGCAGTTTCTGCTGCTTCATCTTCTATAAGCTTTTCTACAGACTCACGTACTACAAGACCCTTAGTATCAAGAGAACCTTCTGCAAATCCTGGAAATCTCAAAGCTACTAAAGCTTCTTGTATGTGGTCGATTTCTCTTCTTATCTCTAAAGCTTCATCATAGTCAGGAAGAATTAAATCAGTTCTATAGACTTCTTCGCCTTTAGCAATTTTCAGGGCGAAGTGCATATGTTCTCTGTAGCTTCCGTGTCTGTAGCTGACAGCATTATGTGCCTTACTACCACGAGGATGGGGTGATTTCTCCAGAGCACCATCAGAAATAGCTCTGTCTAAAGTCTGCCCTTCAACACCATGCCCAACTTCGTGCACGAGTGTCGCTATATATTGTGGCCTACCTATTAGGTTCTCGCCCTTAATATTAATATGACCTGCCGTGCCATACATTTTATTACCATAGTTTCCACGAGTGTTTTCCGACAGGGACTTTGAAGCTTCTTCTTTAGTATTTAAAACAGAAATAGAAATATCTAAGAGGGCGGCAATACGTCTAATATCATCTTCACTGCGAACGCCATCTTCAAAAGCAGTGCCTTTTTTACCAATAGTAAAATTGACAATGTCTTCAGCTTCTGGAAGCTTTTCTTTGATTTCTGCGGGGGTGGGCTGTAGATATTCTTCCTGCACTCTTGCAAATGCAGCTTCTACGCTGTTGTTGACTGGGTCTTCTGTGGCTAGGACTGGGCCTGTTTCTCTACTTCCTCGAACAGAGCTACCAGACGGTCTGCTTGTTTGTCCAGTTGAGCTTCGGTCAGCTTGAGCTGTGCCTTGTCGAACTTGTCCTGTTCTTTGTTCTCTGCGCTGCTGAACTCTAGCGACTGCGGAGTTGAGGTCTTTTTCATTGTATCCTTCCTTAATCAGTAGTTCTTTAAGACTTGTAGCAAAGTCTTTTCGTACATTCTTTAATCTTACACCTAATTTCTTATAAAGGTCTTGTTCAGGATACCATATTAACGCTTGAAAAGCGGCAGGTTCGATATCAAGGCCAGTTTTCTCGTTAAACTTTGTGACCGCTTCTGTAACCAATAGACGGAGATTATTACGCTCTGTACCGCTTGCAGGTGAGTCAATAGTGTTTTTTAAAGAGTTCTTTATAGTATATGCCGCTAAAGTAGCACTGCTTTTGACTTTCCTTTTTGCGTGACCCTTTGGAAGGTCATACAGCTTCCTATTTTTTTTGTAATCAGCTTCATGTTTTTTTACTAAATCAAATGCTTTTTCTATTAACTGTTCACGAGAAATACGCTTGCGGTTAAGTGCTTTTTTTAGGCGAGTAAGCTGCTTCTGGAACTTGGCTTCCTCAAACTCCATCAAATTACCTTTGAGTCTACCTACAGTCCTCATGAACCACATATCCATAGTTACAGGACTAAAGTCACCTGTAAGGTTTGTGTAGAACCCATTGCCCACTTTCGGTCCGAAAACCGAAGAACCATATACCTCTGTATCTACGTTTTCACCACCAACGTAACCCTCATCACCTAAGTATTCATTAAGTATTGGATTAAGAGTTTTAACTGTAAATTTAGTAGCCAAGAACTTCTCTAACCTAGCCATAGAGCCTAACTTTTCTAATAAGGTGTTAGCCTTTTTAAAGTTGAGTTCCATTACTTTCTGGCTCTTACCTTGGCCATTGATTGAAAAACGTCCGTTTTCTCTAAAATGCTCATAAGCTTTTTCAGCAATTGCAAGATTAGTAGGAACATCCATGTTCTGAGACATAATAGAAAGAGCGATTAGCATAGGTGTTTTTGCATTATCGTCTGTAGCAATCTCTGGATATTTTAAGGCCATCATCTCTAGCATTTTTTCAATGGTGGCATCATACCAATCCATTGCACTGCCTTCGTCCTGACTTTCCATTTCGTGGATAGCCTCCAAAACCATACTGTCAGCGATTGAGCTGCGGTCACTTGGTTCTGCTATATCTAATACTCGTCCTAATTTATCTTTAGCTCTTCCTTCCAAATACTTAGCTACTTCAGTTTTACCAGTAAGTTTTGGTGCGGTTTCAGAACCGTCCATTAGACTAATTACGTTAGGGCTGCTTGAGACAGTTAACGCAGGTAATCTGGAGTCAACTATTTTATCTGATTCTGTTTTACCTGGGTCAAACTGAGCGTAGCCAAACTCATGTATTGAATCACCATTAGTTTTTATATTTTTTGCAGGTGCAGCACCCTCAATTATTTTATAACCTTCAGGCATTCCTTCACCGTGGTCTTCTGCATACTGTTTGTTAACAGTTACCCAATCACCGTAATTAATAGTATCAGGAGCATCTTTTGGAACAGCTCTGTATACTTTAACAATCTGCTCTGGCTTACCTTTTAATTGTTGTAAAATGTCTATCGTTTTACTGTCCAGTTTACTGCCTGTTTTGTAATATCTTGGTCTTGTGTAAAAGTCAGGCATAACTTGGTCTAAAAGATGCATAGGTGTGTCATCATCAGACACTGGTGCTTGATGCTGTACCCTATAATCAGGAGTCACTTCTTCGCCAAAGTCACCTGAAGCATCTCTCTCATCTCTGGCATCTAAATATGCCCGTCTTGCCTCTTTAGAGTTTGGATTTTCTTCATATTGTTCACGAAGTATTTTTACTTTTCCTGCGAGAGTTATCCCTTTAGAATCATTTACTGGGTCTGCATCATCATCAACAGCTTGCTCTGTGTTATCTAGAGACTGCTTTGCTTCCTGCTGTGCAACTACACGCTCAATGTAAGGTGCGAAATACTGTTGTACTGCCTCTACAGGTACACCTTTCTCAGCTAGACGGTCTTCCATAGCTTGTAGTCGGCTTACAGGGTTAGCACCTAAATCTAGCTGCATTTGTCCCAGGGAATCTAGCAGTAATGCTTTATGTATTGGCTGTACACTTTTGTCTGCATTCAGTGCATCAGTAAGCTGCGTAGCAAACTGTCTGTTGTTCTCTATGCCACGCTCGTAGTTCTGTTGTTGCTGCGAGTACTGCTGTTTTATAGCCTGGTCAACTGTAGCCTGGTTACGTGGACGTACCTGAAGTTGTTTGAGCTGCGGGTATTCATCAACTAAGATATTGATGTCACGAATAAGAGCAAAATCTACTCGTCCACCAGTAGCAATACTGGTTTCGTAGGCTTCTATTGCTCTACGTACGTCTACTTTAGTATTTGTATTAGCTTTTAGTATACGAATAACCTGAGCAAGACCACTACGGTCTAAGCCAGTGCCATCTCTGAAGATGTCTTCTGGACTACCCTGTAAAGGTGGAGCACCTTTCTGTACTCGGTCTATATTAGCTTCACGCTGTTCAGCATCACGCTGTTCTGCTGCTGCCTGAGCTGCTATTTCGGCTTCTTGTGCAGCCTGAGCTTCGGCTATACGCTGCATTCTTAAGCTAGGACCTTCAGCAGGTGATATACCTTCTTTACCCGCATTCTCAGACACGTATTTCTGAACTTTAGAACGGTTTCCTGTAACCTTATCTATTAACCTTCCACCTGCCCATGCAGCACCCTGAGCAGCTAAAGTAGCACCACCAGTAGATAGTGCAGCTTGTCCAGATATAATTGGTCTTAATACTCTTTCTGTGTTTACTGCTGACTTATCGTATCCTAAGCTACCGCCCACTGGGGCGAACTGGTCAGTCACAAAAGAAACACCGCCCTGATAACCACTCGAATGAAGGTCAGTAAGTTCGTTCAGCTGTCTAAGAATAGCTAATACTTCTTGTCCTTCGTAAGTATCTCCCGCTAGTTTTTCAAGAGCATCGAAATCTTTTTTATTGACCTTGTTCTTAGCTTTATTACGTCCTTTTCTATAAGCAATCTTAGTGTTAATTTTATCCATTAAAGTCCTAAGGTCATCACCGTCAGTAACACCTATTCGACTTTTTAAGTCTGTAAACTTCTGCTTTAAAGTTTCAACTAAATCTATATGGACATCGTCTACAGCCTGACGAGCACCTTTAGTAGACATCTTATCTAGGTCATCTAATTTATACTTTTCTGTTGTAGCAATATCTGCAATCCTTTTAGCTAAGGATGCTTGGGCTTGAGTATCAGCCTCAGATTCTGCTTTTTTACCATTACCTTTTACCAGGTTGGTGGCAGATGAAAGCGTACTGATACCAGTGTTCATTGCTCCTGCTTGTGCACCACCTAAGAGAAAGCTATCAAGCGTTCTATCTTTGACTTCCTGGGTAGTGTAATCGCCACCAACTAGTGCAGTACCGCCAATATTAAGAGCTTCCTGTGCAGTTTCAGTTACAGCTTCTGCACCAATTCTTTTAGCAAACTCTTTTGCAGCACTTACTTTGCCTTGTGACACTAGTTCGCCAATGACTTCTTCAGTTGTCATTTTACCAAGTGCATCTTTTGGTATAGCTCGACCTGCGCCAACACGGTCTAAGATACCTGAAATAACACCAACACCAGTAGCTACTCTGGCATCAAAATCACCAGTTTTCTCTTGCTGCTCTAAGACATTGTCACCAGTGCCTAAAGCAACACTGTTAGCAAGTGTCGCTGCACCTAAAGTACCTACAAGCCACGCAGGAGCACCGTATACAGAGGCTAAGGCCGTAGCTGCCGTACCTACTAAAGCTGCACCGCCAGACACTGCATTTTCAGCAACACCTTCGGTAGCCCATTTAGCAACACCCGATAAACCTTCTTTATCGTATGAATCTCTAGCTGAACTGTAATTGCCCTGGTAACCGCCTTTGGCTATGTCCTGGTCTTGTTCATCAGAAACCTGCTTACCATACTGCTCAATACTCGGACTTCCTGCTATCCGTCCAACATTTTGTACAGCACCGCCATACATCTTCTGTGCTTGGTCAATAGAGTACTGAAAGGCATTGTCTCTATCTTCAGGTGCAACTTGAGGCTGCTGTGTTGCAAGATGCTGTCTGTACAATTGGGCTACTCGTGCAGCATTATCTTTATTACCTGCTTTCCTATGACGTTCATAAGCTTTTTTGTATTCTTCAGGTGTTCTTTGCTGCATAAAGGTAGCCCTAGTTATTAATCAAACAATGCATCGTCTTCTTCTTGGGTATAGGTAGGCTGCGAGGTCTGAGTAGACTCTGAACCTTGGTCATTACTTGTTGCTGTGTAGTTGTTCTCAAAGCCAACATCAGCACTACGCCCAACAGTAATATTGTTTGCAATTCTGCTTCTGATTACTCTTAGGTTTGTCTGTCTAGCTTCAATCCAAGCCTTCCAGACTTCTTCACTGGCGTTCATGCTTGGTACACCAGATTTGAATAGAGCCATTTCTTTATCAGAGATAGCACCTTTGGTCTGGGCAGTATTAAGAAGGGTGTTGTTTACAATAAGCTGCTTGAGTTCAACACGGAACGCTTCACGTTGAGGGTCACCAAAGCCTAAGTTGTCCCATTGTGAGGTTGCATTACTGTCAATGATGCCAGTAACAGAGTTCCCGAACTGGCCAAACTTAGCTAATGCATCAGTGTATTGACGGTCAGTTTCATCAAGTTTATTCAGGTAGTCTTTGTTGTCTTCGTAAAGTTCTCTTTGCTTTTCATAAGCAGCTTGTTGGTTAACCTGGTCAGTGTTGTAGATATCATTAGAGGCCTGGCCCATAGCTGCCATTGCAGCATTACCACCAAGATGCGAGCTACCTTGCATAGCAGCACCCATAGATATTAGCTTCTGACTCAAGGGTGTCTCACCCCGTGCTTCTTGAGCGGACAGGTAAGCCATTAGTTTTTCACCGTGACCTAGCTTTTTCTGTGGCTGCTCTAGCTGCTCTGGCTGCGGAGGCATAACACCATCAGGCGTTGGTGCAAAAGGCTGATTCAACACAGGATTTGCTGTTTGCTGTCCTTGCTGCATAAGGACTGCGGGTGCATTACCAATGTGTGGAGCTAGTCCAGAGGTGTCTAGGTCCTGGGTATTTGGGTTACGTTGGTTTAACACAGGAGTGTTATCGTAGACAGTCTGCATAATAGGACCAGGTGGTACTAGAGGTGCGTTTAACTTTGCTGTCTGTGTGTTTTTACGTGCCTGGTCAGTTTCAGCTTGCTGCTGTAGAACTGGAGGCTGATAGAAGTAATACGACATATTATGAGCCTCTAGGATTAGTAGTCTTTAATGAACTTAGCTATTTGCATACCATGACCTACACCCTGCATGGCACCACCAAATGTGGCAGCTCCTGAGCTATGGTAATTAGGTTGAACTGCCTTGTTGTCATAGACAGCATTACCTAAGACTCCACCCTGGTACTTAATCTGAGTATCAAGACCAAAATCACGGTCACGCTCAAACGCAGCTCTAGAATCACTGAGAGCCAACTGGTCGTAGTTTCTAAGGTTTCCACCTGCACCAGTCATGAAGTCACCCATAGAGCCCATAGCATTAATACCATCGCTATATGCGCCTCTAAGACCATAGTTTGCATCCATTGCATTCTTAAACTGCTGCTCTTGTTGGTTGATGCTTCTGTCCATTAGTTTGTCTTGGATATTAGCAGTCACATCAGCCTTTCTATCGTTGAAAGAACGCTGTGCTAAGGCATCTGCGACACCTGCTCTGGAAGAGTTAATGTTGCCAGAGGCAGAGGCTGCCATGTTGATACCAGGCATGGTTTGTTCGGTAAGAGTTCTGTAGTCATCACGCATAGCGGAGTCAACTAAACCCTGAGAGTTGTTCATGGCGTATTGCTGTGCGTTACCTAGACGGTCTTGCTGAGACATTCCGTAGAGGTCTGCATAGTTGTTAGCAAAGTTAGCACCCTGGTTAGTCACACCAAATGCCTGACCTGCTCCCGCCATACCCATGTTACCCATGTAGTTATTACCTGCGGTTTCATAGGGGTTCATAGAAGCTAAAGTTTGACCCTGGTAGGCTCCTGCTGCTTGTGCATCGTCAAGGTAACCACCTGCTGCATCGTATGATTTTTCAATGTATGGCTGCGAGAATCTAAATGCTTCCAGTGAGGCTTCGGTAGCTCTGTCTTGAGCTGCCGCTGCACTCTTACCCGCTTTGTTCGCTGAATACCCGCCTATTACTGCGCTGCCTATAACAGCTGTTGCTACCCAACTCATAGTATTACTCCAAAAGTTTATAATTTGGCTCTTCTAGGCCAATAGACGAATATGAGGGAGCAATGACTTCCTCTTCTAGTGTGTCTAGGTCTTCTTCGTCTTCTATTTTTGTTATATGCACGTTAAGTAAGACTGAGTCTTCTAACGCATGAAATGCTCTCTTTGAACTGGCAGGTGCCGCCCAGGTATAGGGGGCTGAAACTACCTTGCGACCATCTTCTGAAATAATGGCCATTTTTCCTTTTATCAAGGACACGATGTGGGGGTGGCGATGGAGCTTACCTGTAAATGTCATGCCCTGGGGGACACTACATTCCCTGGCATAGAGCCTGGCACCGTAGTCTTCGATAATGGGTGTAAAATGATGGTTTAAACTGGACTGGTCTGTAGCATCTTCTGCTTCACCAGAGGCGATTAGGGAGGCTATAGCATCCTCTAAATAGGATACGCTTGCCCTTAACTTTAAGTCGGGCATAGCGGCTCCTGGGGGGGGTCTAAGGCATTAATTACCTTGTAGTGATTCTACTTCTTCCTGTAGCTCAATAATCTCTTCTAATGCACCTTGTAATGCATTCTCAATACGCTGAAACTCATCGAGAAAGTAACGTCTGAGCTCATCATCGGTTGCATTTACGTCAGGGAAGTTCTGTCTTTTGTAGGGTCTATTCGCCATAACATTATTTACCTTCTACCAGTGACCGTTACCTGAGCATCAAACCCAATGAATGAGAAATCTTTGTAGTCACTTGTCGTGAGTTTATAAGACAAATATCTACCTGATGCCCTGGTATCAATTTTGTGGTCTGTAGCAGCATCAAAGATAGCTGTTGTCTCATAGACAGGAGCCTGACTAAGAATGTTACTAGCACCAAAGTTAAAACTGTATGTCTTATTGTTACTAGGGGTTGTTAGCTGAGGTAACATTGCGGTGATTACTTTGTAACCAGACAATGTAGATATCTCATCGAGGTCTATAGAGTGACGTTGGATAAACGCAGGTCTATTAGCTTCTGTATCCAGGTCAAAACTCATGGTCCCACTTTCGATGGCATCAATACCGTACAGCTTGTCTGAGGTGATACCATCGGCTGTACTAGAGCCACCGCAGAATAACGTGTGTTGGTCAAAACCTGCCGACTGGGAGGCGTAGGTTCCACCAAAGGTATCGTACTGGGTGTTAGTAGAGACATCGTAGGTTGCTGATGAGTTGACGTTGGCTATGGAACCTGAAGTTACATTGGGGAGGTCCATGAATGACCAGGTATCGTTTCTGTAGTTATAGGCTGCAGCACGATTACAGTTATCACTGTTAGTGTACTCTGCCATGTCATCTGCTGTTTTATAGCAAAAGTAGATTTCATCAGTATCTGGGTTGTGCTGTACAAAACACTTGTGGGCTAAGTCATTATCTAAGCCATTGAAGATGTAGTTTCTAACACGTCCATCGACTATAGATTTACGACTGTTTCCATCGTGGATGTAGATGTCATTCTCAGCAAATACATAGTGCTTACGCTCGACCTCAACAACACAGTTGTGGCTCATGATACCGACATCAGAGAATAGCTTCCTGGTATTCATGATGAACGTACCACCGACAAAATCCAACATCCACACCTGGTCCTTACTGTAGATAATAAAGTTATTACCTAGGGGCATCCCATCGATGATAGAGGTCTTCATCTCTACCAGGTCAACAAAACCTGCGGACTTAGTGGTATCTGTAGCATCCCATGAACCTGGGATAGTGTTTGCCAGGGTAAGGTCAGAGAAACGTACTCTGTTTGGGTAAGGGTTGCCGCCTTCAGTCATGTTTAAAGCAATCAAAAAGTCACCATAGGCACGAAGAGATGCACACTTCCATACTTGGCTGTTTGGACCATTAAAGTTAGCTAGAGGTACAAAGTTTAGAGCACCTATAGGACTGGTAGCAGGGACTTCATCTGCACGGTTAACGTAGACCTGGTTAGCCAGGTGCGTTGTTGTGATAGGTACAGCGGTATTAGAAGATGAGCTGCCAGTTCTTACATTAGATAGGCTACCATTGAAATACTTCTTGATAGTAAAGTTGTCAGACACCAGTAAAACACTGTTGTAACCAGTATCAGTAGACACACCATACATATGGACTGGAGAGAAACCTAAGCTATCTTTAACCTTACGAAATACTGGTGCTCTAACTACGGTGTTCTCATCGAACCTTACGTTCTTGGCCCTGGTAAATACCTGTACTGGGAGATTACTTGCATCCTGGTCAGTGACTACGCCTACGTCACCTAAGTTACGTATGGGTAGTGTCTGTGGCATCTAAGGAATCCTTTTGTGGGGCTATGGGAGACTAAGGTTATCAATCTATTGATATGTTTCTTGTAGCCCCTATTGTTGTACCAAAGGGGGTTTGATGTAGAGGTATATAAGTCATGTGAACTTCACATCCACCAAACTGCCAACAATAGTCCCAAAGGGGTTTCCTACATCTTCCCAAGTCCAAACTGTCAGCTGTGGGTTATCTACATAAGTAGCATCAGTCCTATTAAAAGTTGTGCTACCAACGGTTACTGAAGTCCACCCATCGTTTGATACGGATTCATTCGTATCGTGATTAATCCAAAGCTGAAGCCATTCTATATCCGAACCACCCGCACCGCTTGATTCAAACTTATAATAGGTAAACTGGTACAACCACGGAGTAGAACCCGTGTATGTCGATGCGTCAAAATTTGGCGGCTCTGGCGATATATCACTTTCAGATAAATTAGCGTATAGGCTTGTTAAAGTAGTGTACCCCGCAAAAATTGTTCTAGTCCAACTGTTATAACTAAAATTAGTTGTGACATCGGAGTAATCATTGGTTATGACAAACGATAACGCTCTTTCCCACACCTTAGTAGAACCTGAGTAAACTTCCTGTACTTCAGTATTACCTACGCGAACGTCAGTAACCTCAGTGTTTCCTACTTTTATGGTCGGCATAAGTTATCCTTATATTACTAAGTAACAAAGTAAATGGTGTTAGCATCTGGAGACCCTGGCATAGACGAAACTACAGCGATACTCTTGCCGTCTACTGCGTTTGCATTAGTGGCTGTGTCTGCTGTGGTCGCTGTGGCTGCATTACCCGTGCAAGCCCCTGCTGTGGTCGCTGTGGCTGCATTACCAGTACAGGCTGCTGCTGTAGTCGCAGTGGCTGCGTTGCCAGTACAAGTGTCTGCTGTAGCTGCATGGGTAGAATCTAGCTGTGCCTGTGTTTTCGTTACTGGACCAGTGATGTTTGGAAAATTCTGCTTCAAAACACGCTTGATATTTCTTATGTGGTCATCTGCCTGGGACAGGGGGTCTGTCGCTCCAGGTAAGGATGCATCAAGGTCATCAATGTAAGTCGGGGTGGGATTCTCTATGCCCATAGGTATGTACCTTTAAGT